GCGACATGGCTATTTTCCGTTGCCGCGCCCTTTGGATACATCCACCAAATTTCACTATATTTTGAATTGTGCATGGCCCGGACCTTGTGAGCCTGCGCCTTATTCAAGCCAACGATCCGGTTTGCATCCGCGTTTGTACTAGCTGCAAACACATCATCCCAAATGTCGCATTTAATTTTCGAGATGTAAGCGCCGCCATTGCAGACATGAAAACCGCTTTCACTCATCCAGTAGGCAATATCACCCACCAGCGCCATTGCGTGCCGACTGATTGCGCCGGCATTGGTTCCACCCGCAACCGCGGTGACGCCGTAAACGTTTGGCAATCCAACATAGCGCAAAATATGCACGTCGCTGGTTGTCCAGATCAACAGACCCGCCCTAATTCGCTTGGCCCCCTGAATGGCTCCAGATGCCTGAATGTTCAAATCACCCGCAAGATCAGCAAACCCAGCCGTCCAGTCTGTGAAGTCGTCTCGATCGCACCATGCAACCGCTCGTGGATTACCGCCCGCACCCAGGGCCACTAATATGCCCTCATTTGTTACCGCCACTGCGTCACAGCTCGGGGCATTCGCAACTGCCGCCGCCGCTGAATCGCCCGGAAGCCATGAAAATAGCGTTCCGTGCTCATCGTTCACGCCGACCAATAACTGCCCCGCATTATCAAGCGACCAAGTGCTTGTGTCGGCGTCCTGAGATGACCAGCCACTTACAGGCGTAATGTCAGTTCGGGCGCCCGCATTTGTAACCACATACAGATTAGAGTTTGTGCCCACTGCGACACGCCCAACCGTGCTATTATCAAGCCATGTGTGCAGATCGCGCGCCGTACCCGTCAGGCTAGCACTCAGAGATGACCAACCGCCAATCGGGCGCAAGTTGCCATCAAGCCAGCGAACAAGGTTGCTATCATAGAAACGGCCCGCGCTCTCGTATTCGGTCCCTACACGATAGAGACCAGGCGGCACCTTCAATTTAGGGAGCGCCACTAGACGGCAACCCCTGTTGATACTGTCGGGGCAAGAGCGTCTTGGTGAAGGTGTATGTCTTCCATCTCAATCCCCACGATCGCCTGTTCAGCCATAGCCTTCCACATCGAAACGCGCTCATCATTCGTGATAAACGCCTCACCGCACGCAAGCGCCTGATACAAATAGGCGTCCGGGTGCTTCTCCAGCAACCAATTGCTCGTATTGCTGTCAGACAATGCCGGTATGGCCTGCAAATAGCGAAGCCGTACCGTGGTTGTGGTCCGCGGCCAGAAATGAACCTCGCCGCCAAGCACATCATAAAACTGAAGCTTGCCGCTAGATATGTCCTCAAACTTCTCGAGCTGATCGATTGGCTTGGGCTTAATCTGATAATGCTCGGTCGCCGTCTCACGAACCGAAAGGATCGCCCGGAAGTCCGTTGGCAACGTCGCCACACCAGCCGTCACACTCGTTGAGCCAGAGTCCGCCACGGCCTCCATGTCACGAACACGAAGCTTACGATTGAAGTAAGCCTCTGCCAGTGAAATCATATCAGGCACATAAGCCGTTGTGGTCGTGTCAGACTTGTCTAACCAGCTCAGGATAGACGTTTGCAGCTCTGCGTAAGTGCTAAGGGGCATCTACATATTCCATAAGGCTGTGCGAAGATGGCGATATTCAGGATCGTTCAGCTTCTGCTTAAGTTTGTCTGCATACTCGGGCTTGAAGGCATCCCAACCCTCCTCGTTTAACCACTTCATCCAAAGAACGAGAGGAATGGAGGCGCACCTGCGCCCCCACTTCTCATCCTTAAACCAGCCGTCATTGTGATTTTGTTGAGCTTTGTTGTTGTCCAGAATTTGAGCCACATCATGTGATGCTGAATAGCTCGTAGTTCCATCGCCATTATAGCGACGATGCCACTGGACACCCTGACTGGATTTGTAGAACGGCTTAAAGCCGGCCGGTGAACTACTCGCCACCAGCCTTCTCCATCGCCTTTTTTTTCTCAGCTTTGCGAGCGGCGTTGCGCTCAAACTGAGTTAATTCGGACTTTAAGCGATCATCTGACCAATGAGAGCGAACATCGCCCTCTGGATAGCCAGCCTTGACCAAGCTCTCAACAAGCCCCGCCCGAGGCGCTGCTGCCTTTGCCTTGGCGGCAGCTTTAAGATCTGCTGCCGATACTTCTTTTTTGTCAGCCATGTTAGGCCTCCGCGTTTTCTGTGATTTCAACGAATCCACGGTCTTCAAGCTCGCGGGCGGTATGAATTGGCATGTTTTTGAGCACTTTGCCCTTGCTATGCGTCATGTTCCCAATGCCAGCTATGTAAATACCCGTAGATATTTTGCCGTCGCCCGCTTTCAAAACGCGGGCATCAACAGTTTTGCCAAAATCCTCGCCAAGCTCTTGTCTCAGTCGAGCGTTTTCAGCTTTGCGACCCTTTTCAAGGTGCATTTCGCGAAGAGATTCAACCATCTCTTTTAGATCCTCAATTGACCAGTCAGGATCGACCTGCTCTTCAGAAAGACCAAGTGAGCCTACTTGCCTCATCAGCGTTTCGCGCTCACCCAGCTTTTCGATACCAAGCTTCTTGTTAATCTCGTCTCTTAGGCGCTTTGCAGACCAACGACCGTCCAATTCGATCTTAAGTTCAGTTGCCTGCTTTCGCAGGGCCTCAAGTTCAATCTCTTCGCTCATGCTCTATTCCTTAAGTTAAATCGCGAACCGCCGCGCCTTTGCGTTGGTTCTTACAAATCAGCATCTTCTCAGCAATGATTTGGAACTTGTCGTTATCACCCGTCTTGGCCAGAGTTGTTGACTCCGCACCTCGGTAGGTTCCAACACACCAGCCCGAAGGATCGATGAGAAGACAATCACGGCTCAGGTACTCATTAGAAACCGGTATCAAAGTTAGGTTACCGGTGTCCGTCACGTAAACATCTGCGGCACCAACAATAAACGTTTGCTTTGCCGAGCTTTGATTAACTCGCGTCTCAGCGAGCCCTGAAAATGCGCCAAACTGCTGTTTGTGCGTCATACTCATGTAAGCCTGACTGAAGCGCGCACCGTTGTTAAAGCCGGTTGCAACAACGCCCTTGATTTGGGCCTCTGAAAATGCGCGCTGCGTTCCGTTTGTGCCCGCCGCGACAACGCCAGCCGATGCCCAGCCGCCTGAGGCGCCGCCAGATCCAACATCATCGTTGTCTTCAATCCAGGCTAAAGCGCCGCCCGTGTGCCGAGCATCAGAACCGGATTCTGCGCGAGACGCTAAGTTGCCGATAAAGCGAGCCTCCATATCCTTTCGAAGCTCAATGCCTTTAATCATCTTTTGCTCGTCAAGCGTGTCCTCTCGACCGGCGCGGTCTGAGTTCTGGTTTGTGCCGGAGACTGAGCCTGTTTTATCAAAGATTTGCGCATAAACACTTACACGTTCTGTGGTGTGAGCGGCGTCAATGCTCGCATCGTCACCCTCAAGGTTGGCGTTGTTTGGATCAGCGGTCGCCAGATCTTCAATTTGCCACTCGTGAAGAGTGCCTTTGACGTTTTGCTTTTTGATGTTGTTCATGAAAGGCGTTTCTTCCATCGCCACACGGTAGATGTCGTCTTCCAGGTCTTCCTTAATGCCAACCGTAGCTGACTGAAGATGTGTATTAGCAGGGACAGCCATGTCCTTTATCCTTGTTTTCGCTTGAGCCTGCGCAGCTTTTTAAATTCTTCAGGTGAAAGCTCCGCCTTCCCCTGAAGCCGCTTAAGCTCTTTTGTTGTTGACGAACCCTGCCGCCCAGCCGGTGTTGATTTCACGGCTTTAGGTGCAGGCTTGTTAGGTTTTGCGCTCTGTTTTGTCGGAAGCTCTTTGACCTTCGCATTGCCGCGGTCATACATCATGGCCTTGTAAGCCATTGTCATGCCCTCGGCAGGCACCCACAGCAGCGTTTCATGGGTCATCCCATTCTTCTGCATATAGGCAAACACCTCTTTCTGACGCTCAATGCCTTCTTTCGGATCAGTCAACGCTTTCGCTATTGGGCTGGCCTCTGACAATTCGCTGAGTCGAGATGTGCGGTCCTTCACAAAGGTTTGGTGCTCAGCCATTTCGGCCTTGCCCTTTGCATCCGTTGCTTCGTTCAATTGAGCTTTCAGTGATTCATGCGCCGCTTTGTGCTGTTGATACTCTTGTGGGCTCAACTGCTGCGCCGCCGCCACCCAATCCACATTATCGTAGTATTGGACTTGCGATTCTTTCTCACTGATGAAATCACTTAATCCCTCAAGACGCTGCTCAAAGAGCTGGCGTGTTTGAGTGAGTTCTTGTGATTTTTTCGTGACCAGCGCTTCACCGTCTTTGGCCAACCGCGCGACAATTGCCTGCGCCTCTGGCTTCAGTGTGGAGAACTCGTCACGTTCATTACCCTTCAAGTGTTGAGGCGGCTCAACTGCCGGCGCGGCCGGTGTCTCATCTGCTTCCTCGGTTTCATCAACCTCATCGCTATCTTCTTCAGACGCTTCCAGGTCTACTTCCTCAGACGGGTCATCCTCGGAAATCTCTTCATCCGCCGCGGTCTCTTCAACCTCAGCTTCAATCTCTTCTGTTTCGGGCTCTTCCGTAACTTCCTCAGTCTCGGTCGGAGCCTCTTGAGCTTCAGCAGCCTGTTCGCGCGCTTCTCGGCGGGAATCTACCCACTCATCAACGCTGTCGAATGTTTGCTTGTCCTCAGTCAGCATATTGTTCTGCCTCTTCTTCGATTAGGTTGGTGTCTGAGAGGTCCTGAAGGCTTTCAACAACACTCTCTAAGGCTCGCACCGCCAGAACGCCGTCATACGCCTGCTCTGGCGTCGTAGCGGCTAAAATTTCTTTGATGTGCCGGATACGAAG